AAAATCGGGCATTTGGTGAACTTGGGCATCCTGACGGACCCACAGTTAATCTTGAAAGAGTATCACATATGATTACATCATTAACACCAGATGGCAAGAATTTTATTGGCGAAGCAAAAATAATGGACACACCGATGGGTAAAATAGTTAAAAATCTCATGGATGAAGGTGCAAAGCTCGGTGTTTCCTCTAGAGGTATGGGAAGTTTGGAACAAAAAAACGGAGCCAATTATGTGAGAGATGATTTTTATCTTGCAACAGCAGCTGATATCGTTGCTGATCCTTCTGCCCCCAATGCATTTGTGCAAGGGATTATGGAAGGTAAGGAATGGGTTTGGAATAATGGATCACTTGTAGAAGCTCATGTTGCGGATTTAAAGAAGAAATTTGATGTAAAACAACGTCAGATAAAGGCGAACGAGGCTGCTTTGGAGTTTGCAAAGTTCCTCAAGAAATTATAATTTATAAATAATATAATAAACTAAAGGAGAAATCCCGATGTCCGAACTAGACAAAACAATAGAGGAGCTTGAAGCGGAAGTTCTGCAAGAACTTGAAGAAGCCGATGCTTCAAATGACCCTCAGAAAAAAGGTGCTGCCCCAGCACAAAAAGGTGAAAAGGTTGACGATAACGTGAGCGGTGGCGTTCAAGACACTGGTGCTCCTGTAGTTAAACCTGATCAGGCAGATGCCCCTGCAAAGAAAGTTGCCGCTGCGGCCAAACCAGTTAGTGGTGATGCTCAGCAGAAGTCTGCAAAGGAAGAGCCAAAGAAGAAACAAGGTTCCTCTGACGAAGCAACACCCGGCCAGTCTCAGAAACTTGCTGCTGGTGATCAAGTCGAAACAGAAGAAGATCAAGAAGACCTTAATGAACTCAAAAAAGAAATGGCTGATATGAAAGATAAAAAAGAAATGATTAATGCCATTCATGATAAGTTGGAGAACATGAAGGTTTCTGAACTTCAAGACATTGCTGCACAAGTTATGGCAGATGAAGAAGAAGACGAAGAAGATGCAGCTGCATCTGAAGCAAAGAAAGAAGCAGTTGAAGCTCGTATTAAAGAAATCGATGTTAAAGAAGATGTTGAAGCTCTAATGAGTACCGATGATTCATTTTCTGATGAATTTAAAGCTAAAGCTTCGACCATTTTTGAAGCTGCTGTTAAATCTAAAATTCGTCCAGAGGTTGAAAGGATCGAAACAGAAGTTTCAGATCAGTATAATGAAAAACTTGCTTCATTCAAAGAAGAACTTACCGACAAGGTAGATACTTATCTTAATTATGTTGTCGAAGAATGGACCAAGGAAAATGAGTTGGCAATCGAACGTGGACTTAAAGGTGAGATTGCAGAAGACTTTATTTCCGGCCTGAAACAATTGTTTGAAGACCATTACATTGATGTTCCAGATGAGAAGTATGACATTCTGGAAGCACAATCCGAAAAGATCGCTGAACTGGAAGAGAAACTTAACGAAGCCATTGATAAGAACGTCAAGGCTAAGGATGAGAATTCTAAACTAGTTCGTGAGCAGGTCATTGCTGAGGTTTCCGAAGATTTGGCCGATACAGAGTTTGAGAAGTTTAAGTCGCTGACACAAGACGTTGAGTTTACTGATGAGGAGTCCTTCACAGAAAAACTTAACACTCTGAAGGAAAGCTATTTCCCGAAGACTACAACGACTAAAACATTTGGTGATGAAGATGGTGGCACCGCACAGGACATTGATACGACTGAGGCAATGAGCGCTTATATGTCGGCAATCAGTCGTAACAAAGCACGTGCCCAATAATATAATAAAACGGATGTAAATAAAAAGGAGAAACAAATGTTTCAGACAGAACATCTACAAGAAAAGTGGCAGCCAGTCCTAGAACACCCCGATCTACCTACGATTGAGGATTCTTATAAGCGGGCCGTTACCACTCTCATTCTTGAAAACCAAGAAGCTGCGTTGAAAGAAGATCAGAACTTCCTTTCAGAAGCAGCCCCCGTCAACGCAATGTCTGGTGGGCAG